GAACAGCGAGCTCGACGAGGGGTGAACAGCGAGGCTTGCGTCAAATCTTAGGCAAATCCACATCAAATCTTAGGCAAATCCACGTCAAATCTTAGGCAAATTTGCCTCGAACCGGGCGGACTTTCGTCCGTCCGGCCATGGTTAGCTAGAAGCTGACATACTAGAGATGCAGTCCCTCATCTACGACTGGGAGAATGTCCCGGTCTGGCTGATTATTGAGCTGCTACGACACAGGCTAGTATGGAGGGACTTCTCTATGGAGCAGTTGTCCCAACGAGCCATCTCTCCGTTCAAGTTGCAGGTGGTAGCTCCTACTCCAAGACTGCAAACTTTAGTTGACAACTTTATTCAGGAGGCCGCTGAGGCGGCAAAAATAGACAATGTACCTCCAGAGGATCTCAGAGAGGTATTTCCCCAAGGAGTCTTGGTAAACCTCGTTATAGGGGCCAACGTTAGAGCTTTCCATCATTTCTTCTTTATGAGATCCTCACCATTGTATGGAGGTAAGGGGGGAGCGCATAAGAAATTCATGCTCCTCGCAGACATGATGCAAGTCCTTGCCAAAGAGGTATATCCTCTAACTATGTCTCAGATATTGCCAGCGTGATATCATGTCAAGCAGCCCAGTAACCGCAGCTCATATAGATAAGCTTGAGCTTCTAGTTTCAGAACTCTTTGGACCTACCTTTCAGGGAGAAGGTCCTTCTATCGGAACTCCCTGTATGTTCCTTCGTCTCGCTGACTGTAACTTAGCGTGTACCTGGTGCGACACAAAGTACTCCTGGGACTGGAGGAACTACGATTACAAGAAGGAGATACGCAGACGCAAGCTAGGAGACGTTCTTAACCAGCTGAACGAGCTAGGCACGGGCGTTAAGCATCTGGTAGTAACAGGGGGAGAACCCCTACTACAGCAAGAACGGCTGGCAGTACTCCTTAATAAGATTCGTGGTTGGAGGTGGAGGGTTGAAGTAGAGACAGCAGGAACTGTAATGCCTATCCGGGCACTTCATGAGGAAGTATCGAGGTTTAACGTTTCTCCGAAGTTGAGTAATTCTGGCAATCCTTTGGAGAAGCGCTACAAGCCAGAGGTACTAGACTACTTTAGGAGTACTGGGAAGGCTTACTTCAAGTTCGTAGTCAGTCTGCCTGAAGACTTAGACGAAGTACAGAAGCTAGTAGATACCCATCATCTTGAGCCAGATGTGTATATAATGCCAGAGGGAACGGAGGCAGAGGAGATAGTTAGAAAGACGGTCCTACTTGCTCCTCATGTCATCAGTCGGAAGTGGAATATGACTACTAGATTGCACGTTCTAGCATTCGGCAATACGAGAGGGACATGAAGGAAGCAACAGGAGACATTTGGGGCATGAGGAGGGAAGGGGTTTGCGTCTGTATTACGACTAACGGAACTGTGAAGTCCAATGGGAGCGCCGTTATGGGAAGAGGAGTAGCTGCACAAGCTGTAAGGGAAGTCCAAGGTATAGAGAAACGTATAGGAGAGGCTCTCAGACATCAAGGAAATCACCTCTATATGATGGGGGACTATTGTACCTTTCCAGTAAAGCATGACTGGTGGAATACGGCAAACCTACAGCTAATTGAATGCTCTGCCAAGGAGCTAGCAGAACTCGCAATTCAGTATCCACAGATGAGCTTCATTCTCCCCCGTCCAGGTTGTGGGAATGGCGGACTGCGTTGGGAAGACGTAAAGCCAATCATCGAACCTATCCTACCTGACAACGTAACAGTGGTGACACTGTGAGGGGGACCTAAATGGACAGCCTCAGGTGTGAGTATATTGACTGTGCTGTAGCTGGGTCAAAACCCATATTCCGCACCCCTGGAGACTACTCCTTTCATGAGGAGTGCTACTACGAAGGTCTATCTCGAAGCGGAGTACCGTTCACTCCCCCACTTATCTCGCGAACTGAAGAAATGTCTCTGCAGTTAGAAGCAAAGATACTATGACAAGCGATCCAGTCAATCATCCTAGTCACTATACCTTTGGCAAGTTCGAGGTCATCGACGTAATAGAAGATTGGGACCTCGGCTACCATTTAGGAAACGCGGTTAAGTACATCGCTAGAGCCGGACATAAAGATGACGAGATACAGGACCTGCAGAAGGCTAGGTTCTATCTCGACCGATACATAAAATTGCTGGAGGAAGCGAATGTCAGTCTTGACAAGCATAACTAAGGAGTTCCATTTCGAAGCCTCACACTCTCTTCCTAATCACGAAGGTAAATGTAGCCGCGACCATGGACATTCCTATCGCTTCACAGTAATGGCTGTAGGCTTTCCCCAACCAATGAACGGTCAGTCAGAAGAGGGAATGATTGTTGACTATCAACGCTTATCAGACTGCGTTGAAGAACACATTCTCTCTAGAGTTGATCATTACGATCTCAACGAGGTTCTCAAGGACGAAGTTCCGAATACCACTGCCGAGCATCTTGCTGAATGGATACTTAGAACTCTACGAGCCCAGATACCAGAGATTGCTAAGGTCTGTGTTTCTGAAACCGCCAACACTTGGGCCAGTGTTAGTGCAGCGCCGTTTGTAGATGAAGATGACTTTACAAGGAAGCTCGACCCAAGAGAGGAAAGATGACCTTAGCAGACTGGCAGATTCAGAAGCTGGCTCTAGAGGAAGATATGATCAAGGGATTCGACCCGGAAAGGTTGAACTCTTACGGGTACGACCTTACCCTAGCTGGAGAATTCAAGATACCCGACTTGATGGAGCAACAGGTAGTAGACCCATTCAGTCCTCCTCCCTTTAGAGAACGTGAAGAGGAGGAGTTCCTGCTTCTTCCCCCTCATTCTTTCGTGCTAGGTAGGTCAGTAGAGAAGATGAAGATGCCTAGGAACGTAACAGGAGTTTGCATGGGGAGGTCCACTTATGCCAGAGCCGGCATTATAACTAATGTCACTCCTCTAGAGGCAGGGTGGGAGGGAACAGTAACTATAGAAATCTCCAACACCAATATAATTCCTACCTTGGTTAGAGTAGGCGAAGGAATCACTCAGGTCCTGTTTTTTCAAGGAGAGTTCATGCCCGAAAAGGATTATGTCCAAAAGGGAGGACGATATCAGGACCAGGTAGGAGTGACACAAGGAAGGCCGCTCCATGAATAGGAAGTATAAACGTCCTCCGACTCTCTCCGGTCCCACTATTAAGGTGGAGACTGGACATGGTACCCTCTACGTGACTATAAACTACCATAAAGGTGACTGGCCTCATCCTGTCGAGATAATCGCTCGTATGGGTAAGGCAGGAGGCTGTAACGGTGCATGGTTGGAGAGTACCACAAGGCTAGCTAGTCTTGCACTGCAGAGAGGTACACCTCTACAGGATGTTATCGAGGAGCTTGAAGGAGTAACTTGCTGTCCTCTCACAGGAAAAAATAAGTCTCCAAGTGACGCTTTAGCCCAGGTACTAAGGGAGTATCAGTATGCTTGAGAATGTTGACGCCGAACGAATCAAGATGGCTGAGGAGGCAGCACGTCTCATCATACAAGCCTGCGGACGGAAGCTAGATGAGAAGTCTCTCGTCAATACTCCGGAGCGATTTGCAAAGTTTCTTGTAGAAGAGTTTCCCGGAGAATGGAATATAGAGGACTTTGTAAATGGAGACGTCGAAGAAGACTTCGATGAACTGATTCTCGAGACAGACATTCCATTCACAGCTCTTTGCGAGCACCATCTCCTACCTTTCTATGGCAAGGCCCACGTTGCCTATCTTCCACACGGCAAGAGGCTTTCTGGATTATCTAAGATCGCTAGAGTAGTATCTCACTACGCTGGGACGATCACAGTGCAGGAGAGACTCACCAAGCAGATAGCCGATTTTCTAAACGACAAACTAGATCCCAAGGGAGTCTTTGTCGTCCTTGAGGCGTACCACATGTGTATGATATCTAGAGGCGCTAAGGCTATCGGAGCCAAGACCTTCACCTCTTGCGTTAAGGGAGTATTCCTTAGCAATCCCGCAGCTAGGACTGAAGCGCAAATGCTTATGCTGAGGAGTGGATAATGTTAGCGGAAGTCGTTAAGGCCGCTCTAAGTGATCGGTCCTCCTATCCCTATCGAGGTCCTAGTGCGTCCATGCTCCATTCGTGCGTGCGCTTTATATGGTATAAGGCGCGCACTCCAGAGGTTATCGCGGACAATACTCCCGAGCTAGAACTCCTCTTCGAGGAGGGGAAGAATCAAGAGTCTATAATGATTCTCCTTCTCACTAAGGTAGCGGGATACGTATTATCCTTTCCACAGGAGTTCGTTCACGTCAATATTGGCAGACACCGCATTAACGGAAGAATCGAAGGAGTCATCTCTGGCAACAATCTTAAGGGCAATCACCTTCTAGAAGCCAAGTCGATGAACGGAAATTTGTTTCAGAAGTTTACCTCTCAAGGACTTCAAGCGGTACCCTACTACGAGGACCAGTTAGCCGTATACATGCTCGGAGGAGAGTCGAGTCTTGGCGTTCCTATCGAGAACGTCATTCTCTTTGCTCGCTCCCGCGACAACGGAGATGTCTTCGATATTACCTACACAAGAGAACAAGCAGCTGTCCGAGAAGCTGACATCATAGACGTACTCGATAGTCGAGAAGCGATATTAGGAGAGCCTAAGCCTCCTCCTAGGCCTTTCGTGAGAGCAAGCTGGGAATGCGAAGGCTGTCCAGCTAAGCTGGAATGTTGGGGTAAGGCGGGACAATCTCAACTTGCCCTTTCTGACCTTCCGGAGGAATTACAGCAGGAGGTCTACGAAAAGGCTCTTCAGTATGCCGACCTAAATGTTCGAAGTAAGGAGTACGACGAGAAAATAGAAAGGCTTCGGGAGTTTTTCGACTCGCTTCTTATGGAGCGGGAAGTACAGTCATTATCTATCAATATCAATCCTGACCTTTTCGTGAGACCCAATATACGAGACGTTTCCAAGACCGTCATAGATCGAAATGACCTAGTGTTAAATCATCCAGAGGTATATGACGAGGTCCGACGGCAGGAGAAAGGAACGCAGCTTCGATTCGAAATTCGATGGAAAGGAAATCTCGTCTCGCAATGATAAAGACAGCAATCATAAGTCCGCTACATCAACTAGAGAGATACAGTTCTCTTAGCGATACTCAGATGTGCCTTGCTCAATACTGGGATTCTGAGCCGGTATATCGTAAGTACTTCCGGGATATGAAGAAACGTGGCGATTGCATTATCATGGATAACGGAGCTTACGAATTAGGGCAGTCGATAGACATCGATAGTTACATCAAGGCCATACTTGAGTTAGAACCCAGCATTGCAATAGTTCCCGACGTTATCATGAACGGAGAGGAGACGGTAGCCTTAGCTAATGACTTCCTAGAACGATTCCCAGACCTTCCGAAGTGGACCTCTCTCATGGCGGTGCCACAAGGTTCGACTCACGAAAAATGGACAGACTGCTTGCATCGCCTACAGACTCTAGGCGACTTCCTTTGGTGGGGATTACCCAAGGTTTGTCACCTAGTAAGTCCCGGAGGACGTTTAAGAGCCTACCAGACTTTGATAGACTCTATTCCTTCTCGAGAGCGCGAAATACTCAATGTGCACCTCCTCGGCATCTGGCTAGACCCCATAAGAGAGGCACAGGACTTTCTTAATATCCCGCAAGTCAAGTCAGTGGACACCGCGCTTCCAGTCACACTCGGCCACTTGGCTCGTACCCTAGAAGAGTTTCAACCTCATCCTTCAGGTACCGACTTCCACGTTATCGAAGACGTCTTCCCAGATTGGACTCTTGAGCAGGTACAGCGCTTTATCACTCTCTGCAAGAACGAAGAGGTTCCGGCCAGTGCCCAGATGTAAAGACTGTCCCTTCAAAGACCATCCGATCGTAGAAGGATTCGGTCCTGATGAGACCGATCTAGTCATCCTAGGAGAATCTCCGGGGCGCGATGAGCACGTTCAGGGTCGACCATTTACTGGACCCTCTGGACAAGTACTAGACGAGTGCTTACATCAGGCTGAACTCCCTACTCCTTATCTAACTAATTCTTCTTTATGTACTCCTCCTCCTGATGAGTTCTCTAAGCTCGCGGCTGTAAATGCCTGCCGCAAGGAGAGGCACGCAGAAATAGTCTCGAGGAAGCCCAAGGTCGTTATGTCGTTAGGAGGCTTTGCTGCCCAATCTCTTATCAACGATAGTAAAGGAATCACTCGGAGAGTTGGTGAGAAGCATTGGTGGAACAATTCCTGGGTAATTCTTAACGAGCACCCAGCTTATCTGCTTAGAGGAGGGTACGAAGACTTTCCTCGCTTTGTAGAATGCCTTCGTCTTGGAAAGAAAATAATCGACGGCTCAGCTCCTGTCAGTATGGACGTTCCTTACATAGAGTCCTTCACTAGGCAAGAAGCTCTCGGCCTCCTAGAGGAGCTTCAGCCGATAGTCTCTGCTGGACATCCTCTCTCTCTTGACTTAGAAACCTCTGGCTTCAATCCTTACGCTGCGAGAATAGTTCGAGGAGAAGATGGAACACCGAGATACGAGAAAGACCGAATCATTCTTGTTATCATCGGTACCCGTGAGAAGTCCTACCTCTTCCATGAGCAGGCTTTCCTAGAGACCTACGAAGAGATAAAGGAATTTCTTGAGCAACCACGTCTAACACTACTAATGCACGTAGCTGTTTTCGACGCTGGCTTTCTGCGAGCCTCAGGAATCAAGGTTGGCAGCTTTCACGATACCGCCCTAGAGCACTACACGCTCAACGAGATAAAGTATACCCACGGACTCAAAGAGCTTGCTCGAGTACTTTTGGGTGCGGACGATTGGGAGTCGGACATCAAGAGATACCTCCCCTCGCCAAAGAAATCTTCTTATACGATGATTCCCAAACCTGCTCTTGCCAAGTATGGGTCCTATGATGGAGTCTTCACTTATGGCATTCATGATGAGATCCATGAGCGTCTAGGAGAAGATGAGTCCAATCTCCTACAGACTATTATCATGCCGGCGCAGCGAATGTTCTTCGATACAAGAGATCGGGGAACGAAAATAGATGTGAAGCGTCTGCTAGAAGTTGACGAACAGATTCAGATCAGATCGGAACAGTTAGCTGAGCGAATGCGGGATATTGCGGACGACCCGGGGTTCAATCCTGCCTCCCCGATTCAATGCGCCAAGATAGTCTACGATAAGCTGCAACTCAAGCCGGTTCTCTCGGCAGCGACTACCAGTAGACTTAAGACGGGGGCCTCTGCCAAAGGACTCTCAGAAAGATCTACGGCAGAGGATGCACTACTAGATTTGCCGAAGGTTCCGTTCACTGAGTCGCTCATCGAATATCGAGAATTGCAGCATGACCGAAGCCACTACACTTTGGGCATGCTTCCCTTCCTAGATGAGAATGATAGAATACATCCGCAGGTGGATTTGTCTGCAGCTGTCAATGGGCGCATAGCTTCTACTATGCCTAGCGTCCTAAACGTCAAGCGTCCTCCGAAGCCTGAGGACATTACCGATTATAATGACATACGTTCCCTGTACGTTGCAGACGACGGCTACCTTCTTTTTGAAGCTGACCAGGCTCAATTCGAACTTCGAAATTATGCGGTATTCGCACAAATAAAAAGAATGCTTGAGGCCTTCGCAGATAACGTAGACATCCACGAATACACTGACAAGTTAATGGGACTAAACGACAGAGTTCAAGCTAAGGCCGTGAACTTCGGAATCATCTACGGACTGATGCTTATGTCTCTTGCCAATCGATTAGGAGTGGACCCCAACGATAGAGAACGTATGAAGTGGGTCAAAGAGTGTTATGACCTTATTAACTCTTACTTTCCTGGCATCAAGGAATTCGAAGAACTTGAGGTAGGTACGGTACAGAGGACTGGCGAGTTAATTAACCCTTTTGGGCGCAAGAGGCGCTTTCCGCTTATTACAGAGAATAACGTACACTCAGTGAGGAACGAGGCATTGAACTTCCGTACTTCCTCCGTCTCTAGTGACCTTAACTTACTTAGTGCCATCAGGCTTCACAAGAGAGAAGAAGAGTTAGAGATAAATATCTTTTGGACTATTCACGACTCCATTCTTGGACAAGTAAAAAAGGAATGTGTGGACTCTTTATATGAGGTGGCTCGCGTAATGGAAAACACTCCCCGAGAAGCTTTAGGCGGCTCCTTCTCCGAGTGTAAGTATGAGGTTGATCTCAAAATCGGTAAAAACTGGGGACACATGGAGAAACTTAAGAAAGAGACTATAGCGGCGTGATCTCTAATGAACACTATGAGAGTTCATTCGCCACAAGTGTAGTATACTAATCATAGTCCTTCATGTGAAGGATGCGGTGGTGCGTAGTCTGGTCGAGGCCATGGAGGAGGTGCGTTGTGCCGAAGAAGAACGGTCGGAGTAAGGTGAGGAGAGTAGGAACTGGTCCTAAATCGGGTTCCCTGAAGGGAACCGAGATAGACAAGACCATGAACCAGTTCCTTAGTAAGGACGCCGTCAGTCACTACCGAAACGGATCGGGGATACGTAAGTAGTGAGGGCAGCGTCCTCATATTCTTATTCTGCTCTTCGCCGCGTTATAGTCGAAGTACCTACATAAGCTACTGACTGAGCTAGCGAAGAACGCCTTGTTGTAGGACCTAACGCGCCGTAGTCAGGAAGAGTAGGATAGCGAACATCCTAAGGGAAAGGAGGTAACACATCATGGCAATGGTCGGAGTATTAATAGGCATCATCATCGCACTGGTCGTAGGAGTATCGTTGGTGCCTGTCATCGTAGATCAGGTCAACTCTCTTGACACTGAGGTCACTCCCTCATCTGTCCTCAACTTGGCCAATCTGCTCCCCATCATCTTCATTGCAGTCATCATCGTCGGAGCAGTTGGCTTCCTATCCCGGCAGCGGACTTAACGACATCGACGCAGTCCATCGATCTTAGACGTGCAGACACAGGTTACGCGACAATGAGATTCTAAAGGAAAGGAGGTAACATATCATGGCAATGGTAGGCGTGTTGATCGGCATCATCATCGCGCTGGTTGTGGGCGTATCCCTTGTCCCCGTGATCGTGGACCAGGTTAACAGCCTGGATACCGAGGTCACTCCCTCTTCCGTCCTCAATCTGGCCAACTTGCTTCCCATCATCTTTATCGCCGTCGTGATCGTCGGCGCGGTGGGATTCTTGTCCAGGCAGCGCACGTAATTCTTTCTTAGGCGGGCCCGTTTAGAGGGGTC